GTAGGTCTGGGTCCCCAGCACCGGGTAGGTCAGCCCGTTGAAGCTGAACATGTTCGCCCAGTCATCGATGCCGAGCGGGAGGCCGGAGCGGCGCTCACCACCCGGAGAGGACCGGCGTAGGGTCTGCAGGCGGTTCATCGAAAGATCACTCCGCTGTTGCGGCGGGAGGGACGTTCGCCGAGGCGCAGCCCCTCGCGCATGACCCGCTCGACGTACTCCTCGTGCTCGTCTAGCCCGCACGCTCCGCGCGCGAACTTCTGAGCGCTGCGCTCGCACGCAAGCTCGACATCGTCTAGCTGGCACTCCGGGTCAGAGCAGTAGCCGCCATTGTCGCCGCGCCAGAGGTACTCCCCGCCGCAGCGCCGACAGCACCCCGCGATCCTCGCCATCAGTGCGGCCGTTTGTCGACGTCGAAGAAGAGCAGCGCGAAGACTGCGAGGCAGACCCCGCCGACGATCAGGCCAGCCGGGAGGTAGACCAGCCCGACACCGACGCTCGCCAGCAGCATTCCGGCGATGAGGATGAGATCAGCGAGGGTCTTGCGGCTCAGCGCCATGCGACGAGGATCTCCTTCTTGGGCGGGCTCGGATTGCCGAGTCCCCACAACGCGAGCGTGCCGGCGACCAGCGGCGAGATGTCCACCGATGACGACTTCCGCGACCACGCCCACGCGTCGCCCAGCGGGCGCTTCGCGGCGCCGCGCACGGCTGCGAGCAGCTCCGGGGTGCCGAGGTGGCGAAGTGCGTCCTGGTTGACAGCGTCGAGCAGCATTCCGCACCCCTGGGCCTGTTCGTTGGGTCCGACGACCTCGATCTGGATGCCGGCCTCGACGAGCTGCGTCAGGAGCGCGGCGGCCGGGCTCTTCTGGTCAAAGACGATCGGGCCGCAGTCGTGTCGCTTCGTCAGTTCGACGAGCCGATCGACGACCCAGGCGGTGCCGCTCTTGTGCTCGACGATCTCGACCTGACGCTTGCCATCCGCGCGGTAGCCGGCGACCGCGATCGCTGATGCCGAGCGGTCCGGGCGCACGTCGAACGCGAAGCGGACCGGATCGACGACGACGGATCCCTCGGGCAGCGGAGTGTCATTGAGCACGGCGAGCCGAGCGGCCTCGTCTGCGCAGTCCTTCCACGCGGCAACGCTGATGGCGTCGCCGTCGCCCTCGTCGAGCGACGGCCAGTCTCCGACGCCGAGGCGCTCGACGACGAACGTCTTGGTGTCCATCGAACGCCGCTCGCGCGCAACGTGCTCGCTGGTGATCCGGATTCCGAGCCCCGGGTTGGCCTGAGCCCACGCCTCTTCGTCGTCGATGACCTCGTCGACGGTGTCTTGGTCGGCGTGCGCGCTCCACTCGAAGTACGCCAGCCCAGGGTCCTTGCCCTCAAGGCCGCGCTCCCTGACTCGCGTCAGCACGATCCCATGCTCATGGACGTCCTGGTCGACGGCCGAGCCCGTGTACCACACCTGTGGATTAGGTCGCGCCGACAACGTGGGGAGCAGCGCGCCATGCGCGCTCTCCGGCAAGATCATCGCCTCGTCGAGCACCAGCAGGTCGCCGGTGAACCCGCGACCGCCGCCCTTGGTCCGGGTGCGGAAGCGGATGCGCTGACGAAGCCCCGTCGTCGGGTTCTTCTTCAGCTCGATCCCTTCCTCGCCATGCGACTTCGAGACGCGCTGAACGCGCCGGTCGAGATCGGGCGTGTCCTCGATCAGCATCAGCAGCCGGCGGAACGCCTCGAGGGAGGTATCGAACTGGTGCGCCGAGTGGATCAGTAGCCGCTCATCGAGGATGAACAGCCCGGCGAGCTCGCGCGCTTCGAGCACCGAGCCCTTGCCGTTCTGGCGTGGCACGACAAGCCCGACCTCGAACGCCGCCCACTTGCCGTCCTCGCGCTCGGCCAATGAGTTCGCGAGGACGAACTCCTCCCACGGGTCGAGGTGCAACCCGGCCATGCGAGAAAGCTCGACGGCCTCGGCGCCCGATCCCGAGACGGACGGGGGAAGAGCACAGATCCTAGGTTCTTGATGCCCCCGCAATCCGGGCGGCACGGCGAGCACTGAGGTCATCGAGGCCGTCCGTCTCCTCTTCCGCCGGCGCCAGCTCGCGCAGCCTGTCCAGCGTGTCGCGCAGTTGGCCGGCGCACATCGACTTCGACGTGGCCGAGTTGTAGGGATTCTCGATCTCGTAGGCGAGCGCCACCGCCGCCGCGGCCAGCGCCGACCCGGCGATCGCCCGATCACGCTTCGCGAGTTGAGCGACGTCGCGCTCGACGGCCTCGATCAGGCCCGTCCGAGACGACTGCGACAGCGGCTCGGGAAACATGGCGGCCGCCACATCCGTCGGCATCTCCAGCAGCACGCGGCTGCCGAACGGTCCGAAGACGCTCAGGACCCGCGCGCCGAGCTCGTGGAGATCGAGGTCGACCTGCGGTGCGGCCTTGCGGCTCTTGCTCGCCGGCTTCGTGCGCGGTGCCCGGCGAGCGGGAGCGGCGTCACCCGGTGGCTTGGCTCTGGCCATCACCACTTCCTCGAGGTCACCAGCGGTGCGGCCCGATGCGCCGATGTCGCCCTGTTGCAGCGCTGATGCTCCGGGCCCGAATAGCGACGGCGATCATGGTCGTCGTGGCCCAGGTCCCACGGCTCATCGGGACGGATCAGCTCACCGCACCTGGCGCATCTCGCCGTGCCGCCGCGGACCACGCGAGCGACCTGGACCCGCAGCTTCTGATGCTCCCACCCATACCGGCCCGAGGCCACGACTCAGCGCCTTCCAGCCGACGGGGAGAGAAAGCCTGATGGCCGGGCGGTGCCGCGCCGAGGGGGTGCCTCGGTGGCGCCCCCGCCCCCCCCATACCTACGCCGCGAGCCGCAGCTGAGCGGCTCCGTGCGCGCCGCGCTTGGCGTTGCAGAGGCGGTGCGCGAGGGCGACGTTCGCATGGGTGTGCGGTCCTCCGTCGCTGAGCGGGATGAGGTGGTCAAGGCTCCAGGTCCTTCTCGTGACCTTGCGCTTGCAGATGTGGCAGCGCCAGCCGTCGCGCTCCGCGATCTTCGCGAGGTCGATGGACTCGCGGCTCGCGCCATCACGGATCCGCTTGCTTCGTGTCTTCTTGTCCCTGCGGCGCCAGTTGCGCTTGGCGCACGCGTCGGAGCAGTAGACGCGCGTCGGTCCTCCGCTGCGCTCGACGACGAAGCAGTCGCCGCATTCAGGGCAGGACGCGCCGATAAGGATCCGTGGCCCACGCTTGCTCAGTAGTCGGTCACGGTCCTGCCGTCGCTGGGCCTCATGGCTGCACTCGGGCGAGCAGTAAGTCCGGCCAGTACCCAGCCGCATGATGCCGGCGCACAGCGGACATGGGCCGAACGGGCGGACGTCTAGACGGAAGTGGACTAGGTGGTCGTAGCTCTGGGTCCGACACACTGGCGAGCAGTAGCGCGCTGGTGTCCGTCCGCTGCGCCTGCGCTCGAAGTCCTTGCCGCATCGCTCGCACTGGACAACCGTGCGCGCGTTGCGTGCTGATCGCTCTCTGCTTCGCTGGGATGCACGCTGGCATCGCTCGTCGCCGCAGACCCGATGGTTCGGGTGGTTGCTCAGGAACGGCGTGTGGCAGTGCGAGCACTCGCGCTCCGTGTAGGGCTTGCGCCGTGTCGCGCCCTGCACTCGACTCCTACACAGCGGCGAGCAGTACTTGCGCGGGCCCTGGGTCTTGCGAGTGATGGGCGCGCCGCATCGGACGCACGCCGTAGTCTCTGGCACGTCGAACCTCCAGAGCGGTTCGGCCGGGCCCGGGCTGGTGACACAGCGCCGGGCCGATTTGTGGAGTGAAGTCTACTCGCCGATCCGGTCAGTCATCGCGCCGCCGGGTCGGCGTCACGGTGGCCGCGTGCGCGCAGAAGCACGCCGTCGTCGATGTGGTCATCGCCGCCGTAGCGGACCCTGCGGAGGTGGTGAGCCAGCACCCGTTCAGTAGGCCCGCAAGGTACGCAGTGCCGGCCGTCGCGCTTCTCTGCTCCACGGCTCAGCGCTGCGGTTCGGTGTACGCCTTGATCCGCACCACGACGCTGCTGTGCTCATGCCGCGCACGGTCCACCTCGGCCAGTACGCACCGAGCCCACCTCAGCTCGTGGGCTAGGTAGGCGTGGATGCGGTGTAGACGTGGGCGAGTGAGCAGGGGGCGCATGGGGCTAGACAGGGGCGAAGGCGCTGCTAGGGCTCTGGGCCGTGGTGGTGGGCGTGGTCGCGGGCGCCTCGGCGGCGAGGTCGTCCTGGAGCTTCTCCGCGACCCGCGCGTACCCAGCGATGTCCACGACGCTGTCGCGGTGCCAACACCCAGGCGCCTGAGCCGCACGGCTGAGCTTGACGGCGAGCATGACCAGCGGGAAGTGCTCGGGCCGTATATCCAGACCCGTGACGGCGCTCGCGATCTGCGCCCAGCGACGCGCGTCCGCCAGTGCTGAGCCGTAAGCCTTCGCGCGGTCCTGGGACGTGATGCGCAGCGCCTCTTCCAGGATGTTCTCGCTCACGCCGCTACTCCTCACCAGCCGAAGGGGTCGGCCCGGACGAGCAGCGCCTCATGCTCACCCGGGCCTGTGATGCGACGCCGGGGGCAGCCCGTGCGGCGTGTGGCGGCCTTGAGCGGGGCACGATTGGAGGAGCCCGCTATCCCGGGGCGCTGTTGCGCCGGCCGCCGTGGGGAATGCTGCGCTCGTCTCGTCCTGGTATGCGTGGTCGCTGATGACGGCGAGCGCGAAGTGGGTCATGCGGCTTTGGCCTGCCATGGCTGGCGGGGCGTGGCCTTGGCCGCTGTCGCGCGGACCTTGCCCGTGGGGGTGAACGCCTTGCAGCCCTTCAGGCGCTCACCCGAGGGTGTGCCCGAGAGGCAGGCTGTGGGGTCTCCGTCGCAGGCTGTGCAGCCCTTGCGGTGGGAGGCGATGAGGGAGAGCGTGGCTGCGCACTCATGGCAGGTGCAGCCGTTGGCGAGACCCTGGCACTTGCGTCGCGGGCCCGAACGAGGGCGTGCATCGGCGACGACGTGCATAACGCTACCACGGGGCGGGGGCGGAAGCGAGGGGGCGCTCATGCCGCCCGCAGCAGACGCACGCCGGACAGCAGCCGCGAGACCGTGGCCTGAGAGACCCCGAGCCGCAGCCCGATCTGCGCCTGGGTCAGCCCCTCGCCACGCATCGCCTGCGCGCGCTCCCTGAGTGTCGCGTCGGTGCGACCCTCCAAGAGCTTGCCGTCCTCGGCGTTGCGCAACGACGAGAGGCGCAGCTTGCGCACCCGCGTCTGGGTGCACCTGAAGCGCCGGGCGACGTCCTCGGCTGACCAGCCCGTGCCCTCCTTGAGGATCCAGTCGTCCTCGGTCGTGCCGTCGCCCACAGCGACCACCCGGCTGCGTCCTCGGTGCCGGCGTAGTTCCTCGCGCCAGTGGTCCATCACCCGCCGACGGGACTCAGGGCCGGGGGCGGTGTGGTAGTCGGTGAGGAACAGCAGGTGCGGGGGCATGGACTCGCCGGTGGGGGGTCGGGTGTCGGGCTTGGCGTGACCGCCCGAGGGGTTCCATTGCGTGGTCCCGCCATGCGAAAGCAGCTCGAGCGCGAGGGCGAGCTGGCGGGCCTCGGGGGTCAAGACGGGCGGCTCGGTATCGACGGCGGCGGCGGCTTCTCGCTGCCGGGCCAGACAGTCGCGTCCTCGACGACCCCGCTCGCGTGCAGGTGAAGCTCCAGATGGTGGCGCGGGAGGATGCACGGGTCGGCCTCAGTGGTGTGGCCGCAGCGCGGGACGTAGCAGGCCCGACAGATCACCATCATCTCGTCGGGGTTGCTGAGCCGGTCGGGCTCGATCACGTCGCCGAGGCGGAACACCCACCAGCGATGATCCGGGTGGTATGGGCAGCCCTCGACGGACGCGCGGTCGTAGCCACCATCGAGCCAGAAGGGTCGCGTGGCGAGGCTCACGCCCGAGCCCCCACAAGGACTCGCCCTCTCAGCGCCCGCAGCACAGCCCAGCACTCCCCACAGCGCTCACCGCACTGACGGTCCACCTGATCGGGCTCCCGACGGGTGTACCGACGGGTGCCGGCCACCGGGACGTCGCACAGCGACACGGTCTCGCCCCGACGGGTCAGGTGCCAACGCTGGTCGTCCAGATCGTGCCGCGGCTGCCACGCGAACATGGGCGCAAGCTAGCGGATGGTGCGGACAGATGATGGCGGGGATGACGGTATCTTGGCGGGGTGGCTTGGGGCGTTTTTGGGGCGTTGCCCTTGTCCAACGGGGTCCAGGCGGGGATGCTCTAGGGCACCGATTTGGCTCAGGAGCACGCCTCGGTGCCCTGCGTTGGACACCTGCACTTCACTCGTAATGAAGGGGTCCCCGGTTCGAGTCCGGGCGTCGGCTTCCGATACCTAAGCCATATCCGTGGGGGTCATGCGGGCCGGGGTGGGGCGCTTGGGGCGTTCTTGGGGCGTTGGGGTGCCTCATCGCCACTCTTGGTAGAGCGCCAACGCGGCGTCATCAGAGAGGCCGCGGAGCACCCAGACCTTGACTGGCGCGGCGTCGAAGCAGGGGACGAGCGTGCGCTTCTCATACTCGTCGATGGCGTACGTGGACGGCGCGGTGGGCGGCTCGGGCGCGACGTAGGACACCTTGACCCGGCGGGGTACACGCAGGTGGCTGTCGCAGGGCGTGCGCATCCGCTCGCCCTGGCGCTGCCCGCCGACGAGCACCGTGTCGGTCGGGACCGGGCCACCTCCGTGGTCGGGTCCGAACAGCGCGGCGAGGTTCCAGTACGCCGCCGAGTCCATCGGCCAGAGGCTCATGCGCGCATCAGCCTGCCTTCCTCATTCGTTGTTCGCGTGCGCGCTTGATCTGCGCGTCGACGGGCACGCGCTTCTGCCC